CTAACAGATTGTTTTGCACATCTGCTGACACTGCCGTACCTAGCGACACGCTTTACGTCAGTGACATTTTAGATGGGGAAAGCTGGGACATTATAGGTAACGCTATACGGGTTGGTGACGGTACAGGAGACCCAATAACGGCCATAGCTTCTTGGTACTCCTACAACTTGCTTGTGTTTAAGGAGCGCAGCGTGTGGGTTGTTGAGGCTAACCCTGCTGCGGCAGTGGCTGACTGGCCGATCAAGCTTATTAACAATAGAGTAGGCTGTGTGGCGCACAAGACTGTGCAGCAGGTTGGGTCTGATGTGTTTTTCTTGGCCTCTGACGGCGTAAGAAGCCTGTCTACGATTGAGTCTGGAGCGCAGACAGATGTTTCCACACCCCTTTCCGCCCCAATAAACGACCAATTCAAGCAGAATACAGACGGGTTCCAGTCTAAGTCATGCTCTGCATTTTACGATAAGCGTTATTTGATTTCTGTTTGCTCTAACGGGGTAGAGGTTCCTAACCGCACATATGTGTACAATACCGAGCAGAAGTCTTGGAGCGGTTTTTGGACTGGCTGGCAACCTAATGACTTTACGGTTACAGGGTTTAGCGGGAAAACCCGCCTTCAGTTTGCCGACCAAAGCGGGAAAATCTATACTTGGCTAAACTTTATTGAGCTAGATGACGAGTCTGAGAGCTTTTACCTAGACCAAACAACTTCTTACGAGACTGAGTTGGTTACTCGCGCCTATAACTTTAAGGAAATTTACGCCCCTAAGACGGGCTATCAAGTTGAGTTTGATTTGGACAATGAGCTTGCTCAAGACCAGCAGGTTAGTTTCTTTTTGCTGAAGAATATGGACGGTTACGAGTCCCAGATATTGCAGGAGAACGGCTATGAGTTGCAGAGCGAGGACAATGATGACCTTACACAGACATTCCTAGACGAGCTTGAGTCGGACGTTGTGATTGGCAACGGTAAGCGTCACTTTATTAAGGGATTTAATCTTTTAAGCAAGGGCAAGTTTGAGGACATACAGTTTGTAGTGGCTACAGACTCTGGCCGACTGTCTTTGCACTCCGTAAAAACGTCAGCATTCCCAGATACTATCAATCCACAGCGATGACACACCCAGAATCCACAGTAGAGATGGCAGATTTCCTAGCGGAGAATCTTGACTTCTGTGCGAAATGGGATCGTGAGCGTTTGCTTGATTGGGTACAGTGGTTTGTGAATAATGACCGTTATTACGCTGTCAAGGCGAAAGGGCAGCTAGTTGGGTTGACATTATTGCGGATGGTGGACACTGAGGAGCAGTGTCACGAGCATTATAAGGATACGGAAGGGGGCATTTGTTATGTGGAAGCTTGTGTGAGCAGGTTTCCGCGCTGCATAAACCGGATGTACGAGATGGTTTGGAACAGATGGTCGCAGACCGCACACAGTATGGCGTGGATGCGCCACAAATATAACAACAGAGCGACAGTTGTCGATATGGGCAAAATTAAAAGACGTTTTTTAGGATAGTAAAATGGGCAAATCAACTCCAACGGCACCAGCAGCCCCCGATTACGCCGAAGCAAATCGTGAGGGCATTTTTGCAGACATAGAAACGTTACCAACGCGCCGACTGATTGAGTCAGCAGCGCGTCAGGGGACAATGGTCGAGTACGAAGACCCTCGGACGGGGGAAATGCGTACTGCGGACTTCAGAGGCTTCGGAGATATTGATCTTACGAAGGCTGAGTTGTCCGGCCTGATTGATCTTGTCCCGCAGCTAACGCAGGCCCAGCTAGACAATCTCGTTGAGTTCGGCCCACAGTTCATTACTGCACAGCGGGAGCAGATGCAGCAGCTAGACCCAGAAGGGTTTGGATTGCGGGAAGACTTTGCTCGCAGGCTGCGTGAAGGGCAGGGGACAGCAGAGGAACTGGCGTCAGGAACGCAATATGAGGAGGTTGGTGATGCTCCTGAGTTGCGTACTGACACAGGTCAGACTGCCGAAATGCGGCGTCAGCTTGAGGAACAGGTACTAGACCAGCTAATGTCCGGTGAAAGGCTCACAGAGGCGCAACAACGCGCATTAGAGCAGGGTGTACGAGGTGCTGCTGCTGCTCGCGGACAGGCTCTGGGCAGCGGTGCTGGGTTACGCGAAGCGATTGCAAAGCTGGAAGGCGGTATGCAGCTAGGTCAGCAACGGCGTGGCGAGGCTCTGGGCTTGCTGGCAAGCGGACAGACTGAAGCTGACAGAGCCAACACTATGGCGCAGCAATCGTTTGCCAATGCGATCCAGCGTGTGCAGCAGATCAATCAAGCCCGTAACGTAGGCTCGCAACAGCAGCTTGCTGCTCGTCAGCAGGACGTTGGCAACATCCAGTCCTACTTAGGGTTACAACCGATTGCAGCGCAGGGTGCTGCGATGTCCGGTCTGCAACAGGGTGCGTCACCATTTACGATGCCCCAGATGCAGCGCGGTATGGGTCTTGACCCGAATGCTGGGGCCGCTGGTGCAGGGTTTGCAAGTAACATATTCGGCACTCAAGCAAACATTTACAACACGCAAGCCAATCAGCCAACCACTGCTGGCGCACTGGGCGGACTTGCTGGTGCAGCTTTGGGCGGTGCTGGCGCGGCTGGCGGATTTGCAAATTTATTTGGAAGCAGGAAGCCTGCTGGCACGCCTTAACTGGAATTAAAACAATGGCTAGAACATTTTTAGAAGGTCTTGCGGGCGGACTTGAAAAGTCCATTCCGCTTATTGTTGCTGCGAGGCAGCGTCAAAAAGATGAAGAGGACAAGAAAGAGGCAGAGGCTAAGAGAACTGCCGAAGCCCTGTCGGAGTTAAAGGCTCGTTACCCTCAACTGTTTGAGGAGTTTGCCGCATCGTCAGCAACAACTAAAGACAAACCCGTTGTCGCGCAGGAAGGAGTGCCGCCTCTGCCGATGGCGGAGGGGCAAGCCGCCGCCCCCCAGCCGCAGCAAACGATACCGTTTGATGAGTCCACCCTCGGAATCGGTGACATAAAAGGGTTAATGGGGCGTTTTGCTAGGCAGCGTGAGGAGGCCCAGTATGAGAAGGAAAAACAATACAGAGAGGATCAAGCTGCGGCTGGACGCGAAAGACTTGCTCAAAAAGAAATAATGGACAAGTTTGAAAGAGCGCAAGAAAACATGCGTAATGTGGCTTCAAGGGCAGCATTAAGGGGCGAAAAACTCTCTCCTGAAAAATTGGCCGATTTAGATATGTATCGTGATGCTTTTCTTGCTGAAGACAGCCTTCCGTTAGGCCAACGCCGATCTCTTATGCAAGATTACAAATCGGGAGTGGCTGACTTAGGCTTGCAAGTTGATAAGAATGTCTATGATCAGGAACAGGAACGGCTCAGAAGGGAAAACTTTAGAGGGGCATTTTCTAACGCTGAAGGCAGGTTCAGGACTATGCTTGAAAATAAGGAAAGCGTTTCTGACGATGACATTGCTACCGTTAGTAGTGCCCTAGCTAAAGTGTACCCCAATATGAGTAAATCAGATATTTCTGAGGCTATCGAATCAGCTGCTGAAATTGTTGCTCCAGAGTTTCCGATCCCTAAAAGAAGCGTTAATTTGAGGTATCTTGAAAATATTACAACAACTCGTGAGGGTCTGAATTTATCTAAAGACCATCCGAACCTCTCGCAATACTCCACGGAAAATAAAGAAGCTCTTTCTCTGGCGGCAAGCCCATCTCACATGCACTCCTTTAAGCGTTATGTTTCTGAAACTGGAGAATTGCCTGACATCAACGAGGTTTTGTCCGGCGAAATAGGCAGGCGTTTTGCAATAAGCCAACGACAACAATTGTCTAGTCAAGAAAAAGAACAAGAAACCCGAGAAAACATTCAGCTTCTTCAAGCTCTTAACGGTGCAGAGCCTGCAAGTGATTACATTAGGTCGAGAGTCCTAGAGGTGAAGCTAAAAGAACAGTATGAAAGCAGCAAGGAAGGAGAAGAGAAGGTCAAGGCTTACAGGGCTTATGTAAATTCTTCTGATACTTCAAATGCGTTTGATACAGCTAAAAATAAAATAGCATTTACGCCGCCTTTAGACCCTAAAACTGGATTGCCGAAGTGGCAGTTCTTTAAACGTCCGAGGATTGACCCAGAAACACGCGAGATAGCAGGCTATGATATAGAAGTTTTAGAAATGCCAGTTGAAATGGGCGTGCTTACTCCTGAAGAAAAACAAGAAAAGGACAGGCAGTTGGAGCAATTTAACCAATTTCTAAACAGCCCATTTAAGGCGAGCGAAACTAAATTCGTTCCACTTTCACCTGAAATCTTAAAAAAGGCGGGGATTCCTAACGCCAACATAGAAGTCGAAAGACAAGACTAGCAATAAGATGCCTACTTATACTGTAAGAGATAAAAATACGGGGCTGTCTTATACGTTCCGATCAGACCGCGAGCTTACTGAAGAGGAAATTGCAAAGCTTGCAAAAGAGATTTTCGGCATAAAGCAGGATTATGGCATAGGCCAAAAAGTGGGAGCAGTTGGCACTAGTCTTTACGGGGGTGCAAAGTACCACATTCAAGAGTTTGCTAAGAGCGTCTTAGGACACAACCCTAATGACCCGCACTCAAAGATTGCTGAAGCTGCTTTTAAAGAAAAAGGTGGTACTTTGTCTAAAGAGGCGGCTGAAAGGAAAAAGAAATTTCAGAAAAAAGAAAAAGACAAAGCTTTAACAACTCAGCTATACGGTGAGATTGCTAGGGAGGAATACGATAAGCAAAGGCAAAAAGATGCGGAAATTATTGGGCCGTTTTGGGCTGACGCTTTAAGGGTTGTTGGGGGTGTTGTGCCAGCAGTTGGTTCTACTATCGCGCTTAAAGACCCTAAGCAGGCGTACGCTCTCGGTGCTACCATTGGAGCAATGACCGAGAAAGGCGCGAAATCAACAGAGTATTCCGGCAAAGAACTTGAAAGGCTCAGAAAACAAAACCCTAACGCCGACGAGGCAGACTTGCGAGTCAAGGCCGCTAACAACGCCAACGCTGCGGCAACTATTCAAGGCTTAAAGACGGGAGCCATTATAGGTGCTGGCGGCGTCGCTGCCTCTAAGCTGGGCGTCTTCGCTATTGAGGGTGGCAGAACCTCTGCTCAAGCATTAGTAGCCGCAGGAGTTCCTAAAGCTGGTGCGGGAAGGGTAGGGCGGGGAGTGGCTAAACTGTCAAGAGGCATAGCAGACAGGGGGCCGTGGGCTAGGGTTCTAGCTTCGTCTACGTTGGAATCTTTTGAGGAGGGGTTAGACGAGCTTATTGGCAGCGGTCTGGACTGGTCTGCGGGATACAGCCCTGAAATGACAGTTGGGGATGCGTTAAAAAATGCGGGAGTTGGTGCTGCTTACGGCTTCATTTTGGGGGGAGCATTTTCTGTGGCAGAGGCGGTTATTGACCCCATATCAGGAGCGGACATTAAGGACGCTAGAAATGACTTGCTCAAAAATCAACTTAACGATGCAGGAGAAGCGGCTGTAAACAAGCTGCTTAAAAGCGTTAACCCTAAACTTAAAAAATCAGCACTTGAGTGGGCTAGAGAAAACCTAAGAAACTCTGCCGAACTAAACGACAATCAGATTCTAGAAACAAAACTTAAAGACATTGAGAGAGATAAGCAGATTAGGCGCATTGAAGATGAGCTTGACCAGATTGAAGACACTGGTGCTGCTATAACAGACTCTGAGGCGTTTGCTCGCCGCAAGTTTTTAAGGGGCAGACTTCAGGGGATTAGGGATGGCGAGATTGAGATTCAGACTCCTGAAGTTCAGGCAATACTTGATGACCTTAACGTAAACACACCTGAAGAGGCTGTTGCCGTATTAAACAAGCAGGCTATTTCTTCCGGTAAAACAGAGTCTGAAGCTGATTTTTTACAACGTCAGCTAGATGTGCTGGCTGGCAAGCCTCAAGCCGAGGCCGCCCCAGACGCACCGTTCGAGCCTGATCAAAGGCCAGAGCCTTTCGTCGCCCCTCCTAGCAAAGAGCAAGACTTTGGCCCAGAAGAAGGAGCGTCACAGATGCGAGGAGTAGGGATTGAAGACCCTAATAAAAAATCAGACCTGCCTGAGAAAGAGTTCAAGGAGCCGCTCACTAAAGAGGGGCAGCAAGAGCGCGGGTTTATAGGCGGTGAGCCTACTGTGCTAAGTCCGGACGAGCCTAAGAAAGCGGACTTAGACAAAATTTTTGGTTTACAAAGGCAGGCAGAGCCTAAAGACAGTGCTTTTCCTTACGGAGCCAGTGAGATTGAAGTTGGCAAAACCTACCCTGAGACTGACCCCAGAGCGGAGGGAGTTGAGCGGCAACGATCTGACAGGATTGATGATGTTGCCCGTCAAGCAGATCAAGCTGCTGGCAGAGCTAGGGCGGCTGAAGAGGCAAAGAGCAAGCAAGCCGACTTAGATAGCATTCTGTCTGGGCAAGTCGAGCCTGAAGCAGAAATTACGAGTAGCTCTAGGAGCAAAGCGGCTGATGTTGGCAAGATTTTAACTGGGCCAAAGAAGGAACCTAAGCTTACCTCTCAAGAAAAAACCGCCTTGAAGAAGAAGAGAGAAGGCGGCGGAGCTTTGCAGAGCGCAAAAGAAAAACTCAACCTGCAATCCGGCCTTAAAAAGATTCAAGAAAAGCTCAGGAAAGCAAAGGGAGTGGTGGTTAAGTATGGTCGCTCTGGCGGCCCTGTAGAGATGCGACAGAGCGGAGCTTCACCAGCGCAAATTTTGCAGGGGGCAATAGAGACTGGCATATTGGCACTGAAAGCTGGCGTCTCTGCTTTGGATGTTGCCGACATAATGATTAAGGACATTGAGTTGTCCAACCTCAAAGCTGGAGCAAAGATTACAAACGCAGACATCGACGAGGCTCTGGATAAGGTTGGCAAGTGGGTCGCAAAAACTTCTTCTATTAGTGTTGAGGAGCGGGAGCGGGCTAGACGGCGGCTTGAAGAGAGAGGCGTTAGCACTAGTGATGTAATGTCTCAAGAAGAGATTGAGGCTATCGGCAAAGAAGAGGCTTTTAGCCCTATAGAAAAGATTAAAGAGCTTGAAACTAAAGGCACTGTAAGAGGCAGCAAGAAGAGAAAGATAGTGGCTGTTGCTAAACGGTCAGCCAAAGAATACCAAAAGAGGCTTGAGGCTTCAGCAAATGCAAGGACTACAGATGAGCGTGTTAAGGCTGGACTCGCCCCGATTAAGATTGATGGGGAGGAGTATCTTGACACTCTCACAAATCAGACAACTGATGAAGCCCTAGTCCCCGCCATTGATTTCTTGTTAAGTGGGCAGGGCAACTTTGAGGCTGCGGTTGATGCTGGCTGGAAGTCTTCCCGATTCAAGATGCTGCCCATAGACGAGCAGGTGTTTAAGATAGCCCTGTCTAAGAAGCTTGAGATGACCGTCGAAGCCGTGGCGGATCAGAGGCTGTCGGTTGAGGACGCAGTTACTGACGTTATTAACAGCGGCACTGGCGTGTCCTTAATGACCGCGCAAAAAATTGCTGAGGGAAATGTTAATCTAGAAGAGGGCATTGACTTTGACACGGCATCCACTGGCACTGGAATTATGGGCTTTTTAAAGAGCCTGTTCCAAAACAACTCTGATGAGGCTGTCCGCAGGGGTTACAACTTGATCGGTAAAAAGATTGCAAACCAGTGGATTAGAAATATCCGACTTGCTGGCAAATACGAGTCATCAATTTTCAGCGAGTTTGAGAGTCCCAATGAAGTCTTAGAAACCACCGTTGGCGGCATTACTCTTGGCAGAATTAGGTCAGATATTAGCAAAGAGGTATCTGATTATATGAAGGCTAGGGCCATTGCTAGAGGCAAAGGTGAAAGTGATCCAGATTTGACAGCCTTGAGCGACAGTGCTCAGAAGCTTGTTAGGGGGATCGACAGGACGTTTATGATGCAGGGTGAAGACGGCAAAAGTGCTGGCGTCCAGCAGCGTGACAGCAAAGGGAACTGGTCAAAGGGTTCTTTTTCGATAGGGGAAGGTGGTTACTATCAGATTCTAAGGCAAGAATTTAAGGTTTTAATTCCGCACATAAAAGAGGGAGTCCTAGACAAGAGCAACAAAACTTTTAGCACCAGAGAGAAGGAAGACCTGCGGGAGTTCATGCAGATACTGGGCTTCGGGGAAGACCTGAGCAAGATGACGGACTGGGTTAAGAGAAATTACGGAGACAAAGAAGGGAAGGCGACAAAGCAATCCCTCAATAGCTCTCTTGAAAAGAGGCGGGAAAATCCCCTGCCAGTGGAGGCGTTAGATTTTTCCCCAGACGCTTTCTTGCAGAACTCAAAGTTTTGGGCAAAGCGGCTTTCGGAGATCGAAAACTTTGGGCAGAGCACAGACAAGCAAAAAGATTTATTTGAAGAGTATTCTGACCTTCTTAGCAGCAGTGAGAAAGGCGCAAAGTATTTCTCATCTGCTGATTTAAAAAGAGAGAGGGCGTATCTGGAAGACTTGCGAGAGCATATTTATGAGACGAGGGAAAGGACAAATGTCCTCACTCGCAAATGGCTACCTAGACTTAGCAGCACCACTACTTACACTTTGCTTAGCGGCATAACATCTTCTATCAACAACTACGGAGCACTAGGCCAAATCATTGCTTCTGGCGCGGCTCAAGGGAGCTACAGTGCTCCGATCAAGGGGGCTTTGTACTTCGCCTTACCTAGTAAGGTTGCAAAAATGTTTGGCCTAGACGGCATGAGCGACTCTATGCTGAGAGAGTACGGGGTTATTAACGAGCAGCTAAACACAATAGCTCAAGGGTATCAAGAAACCGATCCTTCTTCGCTGTCTCTTGCTGTGAATAGAATGGACAAAGGGCAGACCGGAGGAGCTAGGGTGTCTGACATAGGCGTCATTGCCACTAAACCTTTTTCAAGCAGCGAGCGTGGCGTAAGAACCATTGCGGCACAGGCTGCTCACGCTTATGTACGCACAGTGCAGGACGCTTACAAGAGGGGCGTTGATCCTAAGTTAGTAAAGGCGTTTAGGGATTATGTAGAGTCTCTCGGAGATGGTATTGATGCTGACGGCGTTTTAAATGGCGATAACAACGCAGAGGCTGACTTCATAGTGAGAGTTGTTTCTGAGAATGTAGGATCATTTAAGGTTCAGCAAATGCCTCGGTGGACATCAACTGCTGGAGGCCAGTTCTTTAGCAAGTTCCTGCCTTACGTTTTGTTTATGAACCAGTCAGCAGGCCACACAGTGAAGCTTGCAAAAAACAGTAAGGCGGCAGGTGCTAGTGTTGGGATGATCGCCTACATGCTGGCCGCTCACGCACTGAGTCAAGAGGCTCTCGCTAAACTTAAAGAGTATCTTTTTGGGAAAGAAAGGGACGTTGCTTCTGTAACAGAAATACTTAACTCCCCAGCGGATCAGGCTTTCGGGAAGGCTGCTGAAAGATTAACTATGGACTTAACAAGGGCTGGTTCTTTGGGGCTTATTGGGTATGGCTACGAGCAGTTTTATTACGCAAGTAAATACAACGAGAGCGGAACCCCGTCTGTTGCAGACACGCCTAACCTCGCCTTAATTAAGAATGTTTTTGACTCATTCACTAACCCGTACAATGTGGGCATAAAGGAAAAGTCACTTGATTTTGCTAATAAAAGCATAACCGCAGTAAGGGACGCAGGTAATTTGTTTAAGAGGTTCTCCCCAGAGGAGTATGAGTTCGCTCGCGTGGCTATGCTAAAGGAGAAAAACAAAAAGCTAAGGCGAGCAGCTAGGAGGTTCGGTGACGAGTTTGGAATAGACCCCTCAAGCGGGGGCGGTGAGCCGTCGAAGATGTTTCCGTACTACAGGGATGTTAAGAACAGGCTTTACTTAGGTGACGTTGAGGGAGCTAGGGCTGCTGCTATTGAGTCTGCGGAAAACTCAAGCAACCGAGACAGGTCTTGGGCATCACTTAACCAGTCAATACTTTCAGGTCAGCCTATGAAAGTCGGCAATAAGTACGGAAGCGAAACTCAAGAAGCATTTATGAACTGGGCTGCGAGGACTCTTTCTGACGAAGACTTTGCTGACATAATGGAAGTCCACAATGTTTACAGAACAACAGCTTTAGAGGCTGGGCTGATCTCCGTTGGTGACGAGGATGGTAGGTACGAAGAAACTCGCAACCTGATGAAGGAGGTAATGAACCAAAAGCCAGTCGAGGAAAGAAAGAGCAGGATAAGGTACGACTACATCAAGAGGCGGGGGCTTGAGAACATATTTAATAGATGATCGGCAACCTAAAGGTGGGCACTGATGGGGAACTAGCTGTTGCCGCCAAGATGGCGCAGCTAGGTTACAATATATCTTTCCCTATGGGTGGCACACCTTACGATCTGATTGCTGAGAAGGATGGGGTTTGTGTTAGGGTGCAAGTGAAGTCAGCTTCTTTCCGAAAAAAGGGGAGTTACAAGGTTAACCTGTCTCACGGGAGGCTGAATAAGGGGTTCTACGACAAGAGCATGTGTGATGTTATAGTGGCTTATGTGCCTTACTCTAGGGACTACGAGGGCATACACGAAGACGGGTTTTATGTAATTACCGTGAAGGAGATTCAGAGATTGAAGAAGTTCCACGCTACGCTTTTCCCTGCTGGGATGGGCAGAGGGCAGATTCGCACTTGCAGGTGGGAACAGTACAGGGACGCTTGGGCAACTATATAGTTATGGCGGTAAGGACTCACAAATTTAGCACAGGCAAGTTCAAGATTATCTTTGAAGAGATTGACGGGTTGTGCTGTGACACTGATAACCCGCCGGAGGAAGAGGAGAAGTCGATCAGCATCAACCCGCGCCTGAGCAAACGATATCGTTTGGAGGTGCTGATACACGAGATGCTCCACGCTGAGTACCCTAGTATAAAAGAAAACAGCGAGGAGCAGTGGGTGGACGAAGCCGCCCGCAATATCTCCTCGCTGCTGTGGAGGTTGGGTTACAGGGAAACTAAAGACCCACGGAGCTAGTCGCTCTTTCGATTACTATACCTCGAAGCTTTGTCCTAACCTTCCTGAGGTGGTAGTATTCCTGCTTAGATTTGTCACTGTCCCAATGGTACTCACCACTAGCAACCTCGGCCCTGTGCCGTAAAAGCTCCCTAAGTCTCTCGTCAATCATCTCGATGTATGTCTTGATCTCGAACGCATTAAGTCCCTTACGCACGGGGGATGGGGAGTTGATGTCAACCATTGATAACCTCCTCGAACTTCTTCTTGAACTCCTCGTTGCGAGCGATGATATACTTCTTACGCATGTGGTTGAACAGTTCAGCCGCCTTAACTGACGGCTTATAGAACTTGTTGTCCGGTTTGTCGCCTATCTCAAACACATCCTCCATCGCCTTACATCCGTGCAGAATTGTGCCGTGATCCTTAGCCTTCGGGAACAGGAACCCGATCTCAGTGAGGGACATACTAGTCCCCTTACGCATGATCCAGTATGTCATCTGCCTAGCTTTGGCAACCGCTACCTGTCTCCTGCGGCGGACAACTATGTCCTCCTCATCCACATTAAAGGCTTGAGCGGCGGCTATGGCTGCGATGCGGAACACTTCCTGATTGGCTTTATTATTATTTGGTTTAACTTTCTTTCTCATATCGATAGTAAAACCCTCCCCAAATGAAACTGCAAAACATCGGGGAGGGTTTTTAATTAAGGGTTAAGCTGCGAACGGATCGTTAGCAACTGCTGCTGCTGACTCCTTAGGCCGAGCGAGAGATGGCTTCATGCCTACTCGCGGGGCATCGTTCTTGTCCACCTCACTCCACCCAGAGAGCAGAATGTCTACGTTACCATCAGCATCTGCAAACTCTGCGAGCTTGTTGATGTTGATGCCAGCGAGCTTCCCTTTGAAATCGGGATGCGTCTCTGTGGTCTTGTTCTCGTTCTTGTACAGCCAGCCCTTACCTTCGAGCTTGGCGTACTCCATTTCTTGTTTTTCAGGCATACTTATTTATCCTTTACCTTTTCCTTAACGGCCACAGCCCATCTCTCCACCGTACCGACGATGGATAACAACCGTTGCTTAACGGCTGGGTCAAGTGGCCCGTCAAGATTCTGTTGCCACAGCAGGTCAATCTGACCTCCGATGCTGTAGCCAAAAGTCTTAATGGCGGTGCAGCTTTCCTCCCTGCTGCACCATCGGCAATAGTCGCACAGCCACGGCGAGCGTGTGGGATCATTAACCGAATCGACGATAGAGTATACAGTATCCATCGCCTGCTCCAAGGAAATCTTTTCCACATGCGCCTCCCGATACTTCGAGTACACGATGTGATATGTGACCTCCCTCAAATCATACCGCTGCATAATTCCGAGGGCGTAGGCGGCCATCTGAGGCCCGTAATCGCGTATCCTGCCAGTCTTCAGATCGAACAGTTCACCCTCACAGTAGGCGTCTACGCTGCCAAAGGTGATCTCCTCCTCGCCCCGCATGATGCTGACCACCTGCTCGCTGTGAACCTCGCGGCCTTTGGTCTTGTCGAGGATGTATCGTGCCGCCCACAGCACCTCCTTACTAAATGTTTTACCTTTGAGTTTCATTGAGGCTTAGCCTTCCACGCTTTATCCCGCATCTCAGTGATGATGTCTATGAGCTGCTGGTTCTTGGACTGCCGCAGGCCGATGTGGATTGCGTCCAGCTCGCTACGGCTGAGTCCCTTAGTCCTAATTGCGTCCATAGCAATCTGCTCCCACTGTTCGATAAGTGCCCGTTGATCATTCATAATGTTGCCATCTTCAACACCAGCCCCATCATTGCTAGGGCTATGATTATTGCTGCAATAGTTTCGAGGTCTTTAAGTTTCATAGCTTGAGTATGGGGTTCTT